GTGAAGAAGAACCCCACCCCGAAAAAATCGCATGGCAGGGGGGCATGGTCTGATGCCCTGATTGCCCCCTAGGGGGGTTCCTGATGCGGTTTGGGGTGGGGTTGGGGTGTTGGGTGGGTCTAGGGGGTTCTGTTGCCCCTACGGCTATTACAAGACCTGTGAGCAGGCAACAGTGGTGAAGCCTTGTCTGCTGGTATCAGGTGGTCTGCTGTCCAAGGGTCACCAGCACGCGCAGGTTGTTTGCATAACCAACAGATTTGCGCTGTGTCTCTGACTTGCTTGGCAACGCGTCTGTATTCAGCGTCATAGTGGCTCTTGTCCCTGTGGCGTTGTCTTTGGTTGTTGCGTTGTAATTCGCAGGCATCGCAGCGTGATGGGTTGTGGTGCATCGCGCCACAGGTCAGGCAGGTGCGTGGTGGTCTTGGCATTTGATTTTCATTTCTTGTTTTCAGTGCACATGGTCAAACAGCGTTGGTGATTCTTTGATTGGTTGTAGTGATTGCATCAGGTTGGTGCGCCAGTGCAGCGCATAGGTCAGACAGTCCGAACATCTGCGTGCGTTGTGTGTGCATTGCGGTAGGCGTATCTGTTCGCGTCTGGCTGTGAATGACCACGCCATTGAATCTGCTGATTGCATACGGTTGTGGACTTTGCGCAGTCCTAGTGTTTTCATTCCGAATCCATGCAGGTTGATTCCTGTTGTTGTTACTTGTCGCACGATGCTGGTGATTTCGTTTGTTGCTTGTCTGCGACATACAGAGCCAATGCCCACTGTGTTTTCTTTGTGTAGGTCAATGCCTGCTTTGTCAAAGGCTTCAATGTGTCGCAGGTAGTCATTTGCTGTCTGTCCTTGAATCACAGGGATTATTGGCAGGTCAGCAGCCATTGTGCGTAGTGTCAGCAAGTTTTCTATGGTCAAGCGTTGATGGTCTGCGATTGTCAAACCTGTTCTGGCAAGCATGACATCTTCAACCATCATGTCTTGTTGTGATGCCCATACCAGTCTGCCTATTTCGTTTGTGTATCTTCTGATGCCTTCAACATATTCTTTGGGTGTTGTCACCCATTTGCCATGCATTGAAAGTTCTGTGAAGCCACCTGAATCTAGACACCAATCAGATATTGCTACTGGTAGTGATTTGCGTGTGCGCAGTGTGCGATGGCTGACAAACAGTGGTACTGGTGAGATTGCAAGCCAGTGTGCCTTGTTTGTTCCTAGATAGAAAGTCACATCAGATTTGGTGTTCATGCGTTGGTTAGTTCTTCTTCACAGCAGTCTTGGTAGAAGTCTTGTCCCCAAATCTCTGATGGGTGATAACCCAACTTGATGCACCATTCATCAGCGTTGTAAATGTCAATGCCTGTCTTGCGCCATTTGTCGCGCAGCCCTGTGTTGACCCATGCAAGACGGTCATCAACTGTCAAGCGTTGAATCAGTAGTTCAGCATCAAGTCTGATTTTCTTGTTAGGTGATGTGGTGCGGAATCGTGCGCGTTGTTCTGCTGCTGCTGCTTTGCAGATGTCGCACCGACAGTTGCGGTAGCGGTACATACTGATGCCATGTTCAGTGATGTTCTTCTTGGTTCTGTTCATTGGTTGGTTTCCTTATTGGGTTGGGTGGGGCATACACACTGCCACAACAGTTGGTCACAGCGTGTGCATCTGGTCATTGTTCTTTCAGCCATTGTTCAAGTTGGTCAACACCATTAGGTGTGATGTTCACTATCTCCCAACCATTCACCATTTTGGCGAAAGCATCAAGTGATGTGCGTTTGCTTATCTGTTTGGCATAGATGGATGCACGCCAGCACAGGTAAGCAAAGTCCAATGCTGTTGGGTCTGCCATCGCTGCAAGTGTTTTTCCTGACCAGTTCTCCCAATCAGCGCAGACTTTCAGTGTGATTGGTGTCAGCCACACATCGCCATTGATGGTTGTGATTTGTGCGTGCATTGCCATCAGCGTTGGTGTTGTAAGCGTTGGATTTCGTCACGCAGTTCATGGTTCTGCTGGTGCAGTTCTCTGACGCGTTGCCTGTTGTGGTGTGCTTCATTTGTGTATTGCTTCACTGCTTCCCATAGAAAGCCACCAATGATGATGGTGACTAGTGGAAGCATGAAGAACAACCAGAATGCTTGGTCAATGCTCATGTCACTTGGCTTTCAGAATCTTGATGCGTTGTGTGATTGCACCTGTACTGCGACCCAACAGCACTGCAATGTTTTCTGGTGTTTGCTTGGCTTTGACCATTCGCATCAGCCTTCTGTCGTCTGCTGTTGTCCATCGTGCGTTGCGTGCTGGTGCATCACTGCGCTTGCGTGTGTGCTTCACAGGCTTCTGTGATGCTGGCTTCACTGGTGTTGCGCTGGTGATTGTGTTGTTGACTACTGGCGCAGGGTTGATGCGTGTTGCTAATGCGTTGCCAATCATGCGTGCTGTGCGGTTGATGCTGTCCTGCTCTGCTTGTGGCAGTTCACCAAACCAGTGTTCTTCCCACAGTGCCAGTGGTGCGTTGGTGGCTTTCTTCAGGGTCACTGTTGACCTGCGCAGACCTTCTGTTTCTGCGCGCAGCATCTTCAGTGCTAAGTCAAGCGCAATGATTTCTTTGCGCAGTTGTGTTGCTGTGTTGATTCTCATGTTCTGTCCTTTGTTTGTTGTTGATGAGATTTGTTTATCGGCTGACCTTGGTGCGAATGATGCGCTGTGCAAGACAGCCCCAATCCACAACCATGTCATATCGGTCTGTGTGCATCAGTGATGCTTGTTCTTCTGCTTGTTCCATGCGTGGTGTCATGACTGCGCTGAACTTGTCAACGATGGCTTCTGGCATCAATGGCAGCAGTGCTTCTGATAGGCGCATCAGTTGGTACTGCAACGCGTAGTTGATTTGGTTTGGCTTTGTGGTTTTCATTGGTTGGTTTCCTTTGTTGATTACTTGTTGCGAAGTTCTTTGATGAAGTTGACTGCATCACGGTATGTGCCATTGATGAAGAATGAATCCGTTGAGCCAAACTCAACTTCACCATCAGTCATTGGTGCGACAATCCACCAGTTGCGAGAATCGTTCATCACTGCGAAATCTTGTTCTGCTGTGATGAAGATTCCGTTGGTCTTGTGCATCTTGATGTTCTGGTTGGTTTCCATACAGACATCATAGGCATGGCTTATCAAGAAACACAAGTACCCTGCGCAAAGCCTTATGGCGCAAGGGTTTCAGAACGATGACCAGAACGCAACAAGCCCACAATGCGTTCACCAATCCATGTCGCAACTGGTGCAGCCACGCCATCAGCCCTGAAGCGTGTGTGGTCATCACCCCAACCCATCATGCGTTCACATTCAATTTCTGTCAGGTGTCTGGCTGTGCCATCAACAATCACAATGGGAATGTTTGTCTTGTTCATCATCGTTGCGCTAAGGGTCTGACCAATGCCACCTGCATACGCTCTGATGTCACCAATTCTTGCGCCATCAATAATCAAGGGTTCTTGTTCATGACTTTCATCAGTGCTTGTTCCACTGCTTGCACAACTTCTTGATTCTCTCTGTTGCCATGTCGCTGCATCGTTGTGTACTGGTGTGGCAGATAACTCAGAATGCGTTTGGCTGTTATCTCGCTCAACAAGTATTTGTTGTCCACCTGTGTCAACGGCTGAAGAATGCCAGACAGCAACAACAAAGATTCTTCTTCTGCGCTGTGGGATTCCGAACCACTGGCTGTCCAACATTCGCCATTCAATGTGATGACACCCTGCTTCTGCCAGTTCCCAAAGAATGGTCTGAAAGTCATCACCTTTGTTGCTAATGATTGCCCCTGCGACATTCTCCCAAATAGAGACAGTTGGATAGGTTCCATTGGTTGCTTCTCTCATTTCCTTGATGATTCTGATTCCTTCAAAGAACATTGATGACTTCTCCCCATCAAGCCCTGTGCGGTTGCCTGCGTGCGACAGGTCTTGACATGGTGAACCCCATGCGATTACTTCAACTGGTGGCAGTTCTGCACCGTTGACTTGTTGAACATCTGTCCATTTGGGGACATCAGCCCAATGATGTTGCAAGACTTGTTGACAGTGTGAATCCCATTCAACTTGAAACTTGCATTGCATCTGTGCGCGTTCAAGTCCGATGTCAAAGCCACCAGCACCGCTGAACAGGCTGCCAAATGTGACTGGTGTGGTCATGACATTGCCTGCTTCACAACAGAGCAGATAGCCACTTGTGCTGAACGCTTGGTCTTGAAGATGCGTGGGTGATGGCAGAAGCCTTCACGCAGGTCAATGACTTGCCACCCATGCTGTACGCGTGTGATGGGAAACATTGACAAGTCTTTGCTATCAAGAATCAACTGGTTGATTGGTGTGTGTGGCTTTGTCATCACATCACAACCTTGGTCTGAAGAATCGCGCCATCAACAATCAGAAGATTGGCAAAGTATGTCTGGCGGCCATTGGCACGCTTGACTTCTGCGTAGTGAGACCAACCAAGTTTGGTTGAGAAGGTGTCAAGGTGTTCTTTCATTTGAAGAATGATGAACTTGGTGTTGTTGTTGATGAAGGTGGTGTTGGTTTCCATGCAAACATCATAACCATAACTGATGACTGGTTGGTGCATTGTGGGAAGATTTCTTTTCAAGGGTTCAGAAGGGTTGCTGATGGCTCTGTGGTGGTTCTGCCCCTAGCAGCCGTGAAAGACGCTCACAGGGCTTCCTGTGCGCTCTGGTGGGGTCTAGACAGGCTCAATCCCATGATGGGTGGTGTAATCAGATAGGCGCATCACAATCAGCCCATCAGACCAGCCATCAGGCATCGCCACCATCATGAAGGGTCTATGGTCACCAATCGGTCTTGCCTGCTCTGACTGAACTTCACAGCGCAGAAACGCAGTCACCACTGGTTTGATTTGCGCACCTGCTTTGACTTCCAAACGCAGCGCACCACCCCACACTTCTTCATGTCTGCTGTTGACACCACCAATGCCCAAAGCCTTGCGTGCTTTGCGTGCTTTGTTGTCACCTTTGCTTCTGTTGCGTTTGCCCCGACAACGATTGCAGGCACAGCCACGCACATGGCGACCATTGGTGATGTTGCCAAACAGGTCACACCCACATGGGCATTCACCTTTGCGTGCTGGTTCTTCTTCTGTCACATCAGTGATGCTATTGCATCAGGTGTAACTGGTTGACCAGTTTGGTCACTTCTGAATCGTTGATGCGACCCATCTTGATTCCTGTCTGCACAAGTATCAGCAACTGTTCTAAATCGTCTTTGCGTTTGCCTGCTTTGGTTTGTGTTGGTTCATCAATGCGTGCTGCTGGTGGATAGTTCACACGATGTTTGGCGTGGCAATAAGGGTGGCATCTGTTGCGCTGTGTGTGAAGCATGAACACATGACCTGACTTGTGCAGGTTGGACAGCGCACCAGAAACCTGCCCATGATGCAGGTTCATCAGTGTTGCTAGTTCTTTCCATGTCAGCCCTGTTGGGTGGGCTTCTAACAGGCTTAGGACTGCGCGTGCGCGTGCTGTGGCTTCACCAGAGCGTGCTTCACTCTGTGCGCGTTGTGCGCTTGCTGGTTGGCTGACAAAGCCTGCTGTGCCTGCATAGGGCAGGGCATCGTCATCAGCAACGCTGAACAGGTCTGGCTGCTCACTCATGTGGAACCTGCTTGCCCCACATTGGTGGCTGCCAACTGTCTGTTGGGTCTTTGCGTTTGCAGACACGCACTGTGCCATCACTGACAGTCTGAATCAGCAGTTGTTCACCTAGGTGCGTGACGATGTATGCGCCAGTGAAGAACAGACAATCATCACAGGTGATGTGCGATGTGTCTTGTCCACAATTGCTGCATTGTTTCTGAATGTTCATGGCTGTTCCATTTCTGATGTGTCATGGCAATCAACGCACAGGTTGAGTGTGTCGCTGTCATCTGTGTAGAAGTCTGTGAATGTCCCTGTGGAACACCAGCCCACAGCAGTGGTGCAAACTGCGCAGGACAGTTCATCAACGCACTGTGGGTCACTCATGCCCTGCACAGTGTCTGTCAACTGCTCACTAGTCACAATCATCATCAGGTGTGGTTCTGGCTGTGTTGTCAGCCAACGGTCAAAAGGTGATTGCTTCATCACTTCACCTGTGCCAATGCGATTGTGTTCAACAGAGCAAGCAATGCGTCAGCGTTGTCAACATCAAGTTCAATCTTGAAATTGGCTGCTGACGATGAGTAGTTGCCATCTTTGTTGTCAATGTTCAGAGCCTTCAAAGCGCGTGCCAGTTGTGGCTTGATTTCATTCATTGCGTCAATGTTCTGCGCACGCACAATCTTTGCTTTTGCACTGCGCTCAAACCAAGCAACCTTGTGTGCGTTGTATGAATCAAGTGATTCGCTGAACACACCACCAATGATGCGCAATGACTTTTTGCGAACAGAACTGCTGATTGTTGTGGTCTGTGTCTTTTCGTCAAAGTACACCTGCTGTGTCAATGCGAATGTTGTTGGCTTTGCGTAGCGGCTGACAGATTCTTTGACAAAGCCTGTGATGATGAAGTCACCGTTGTACTTGGCGTTGCTGTTGAATACTGCTGTTGGTTCTGCGTTGATTACTTCTTGAATCTCTGACTGCTTCATGACTTGGTTTCCTTTGTTTGCATCAGGCTTGTTCCTGATATGTACATCATAACCACAACTAATCAGAGATATGCAACTCATTCTTCAAAGCCTTGTGGCGTAAGGGTTTCAGCCCTGCCGATATTGGGAAACTGCGCCATTTCTCCCTGCCCTGCACCCCACCAAAGCAGCGCACAGAGCCGTCAGGATTCAAGCCCCGATACACAAACACACCACGCAAACCAGCAACCTTGAAACGCTCACCATCACTGAATGAATGGGACACCATCAGCACCAATCATCACTTCTGATTCACCCTTCTTCAAACGCAACAGCGCATCAATCACTGTCTTTGCTTGTGGCACATTCATGTCATCAATCTTCACTTTGAAAGAATCAATAATTAGTTGTTCATCAACTTCACACTGGTGCAACAAGTTGTTCATCAGCGTTGCTTGTGCATCACTGCGCTTTGGTGCTTGGCGTGTGTTGTTTGATTGCGCTGGTTGTGCAGTGGTTTGGGTTGCGCGTTGCACACGCACTGCTTCTTCACGCTTAGGTGGTGCAGTCACTGGTGAACGCTCAAAGGTGTCAGCGTCAGGGTCTGCTTCATCAGTGGGCAAACAAAGTGTCTGCAACAACGCTGTGCGATAGGCAACGCTCATTGCTTTGGCTGTGGCTTTGTCGCCACTGTCCATGCTTTCTGCTGTCACTGTTGCAGCCACTGATGAACCATCAGATGCGTGGAATGTGTATCGCACCATGACGCGTGCGTGACCCATCACTGTTCTGTTCTGTCCAACCTGCACTGATTCATACTCACTGCTTATAACTTTTGGAATGCAGAACACACCATGATTGCGGAACGCTGGTGACACTGCGTTGATGACTGCATCAATGCCCCTGAATGAAAACTTCTGGTGGCTGTTGAACTCTGCTTTGCGTACAGCACCAACATCAGCCATCACTAGTGCTAATGCTTTGAAGATTTGTGGTGATTCATTCATTGTTGTTCCTGCTGTTCTTGTGCGACTGCTGCGCGGTAATGCTCATGACCACAGGTACACATACAAGCACCCCTGCAACCAGTGATGCACCCACCTGTCATTTCAAACGCTGCTACTGCTGACCTGCGCCACTGGCGCATTGTGTATTCAGCCTTGTTCAACTGCTTGCGCAGTGATGCAACTTCCAACATCAAATCTTCAATGTGGTCTTTCATTGTTCCTTCATCGCTCATATTGCACCCTTCACAACGCGCATCACCCTGAATGATGATTGCTTCTGATACTTCTTTGCCAGTTCTGGCTGTTCTTCCAACAAGGCTTTCTGGTCAAAGCGTGTGGTGCTTTGTGCTTTGTATGTGATGATTTTGTGTCCATCAATTGTGCCTGCATCATGGTTGCGTATCAGGTTTGCTAATGCGTCTTTCAGTGATGCTTCTTCTTCTTCCCATGTTTTCAGCATTTCTTTTGCTGCTTGCCAGCGTTGCACCAGTTCAAGACCTGCTGCGCCTAGTTCAATCTCACCTGCATCTGGTGTGGGGTGCAACTGTGCAACCTGCTCTGCTGACAGTGGGACATCTTCTGGCAAGCGTTCTTCATCAATGGCTGTGCAGAACAGTTCCACCTTGGCAACCATTTCTGCGATGGCTTCATCATCTCGCAATACATCAAACATGGTGATGCGCAGTTGACGGTCAAGCACAATGAAAGTCACTCTGGTGGCTTCTGTGCAGTGCATCTGTGCTTGTGCTTGCCAGAACCATTCAGGCAGGCATTCATCACCCTGCACCCAACCTGTTGTTGTCTTGGCTTCAAACAATCGTGTGCTGTCATTCGTGACACCATCAAGTGTGCTGATGATTCTTCCGTTCAGGTACATCGTTGATGGCGTGACAATCACGCTGCCTATTTCCGCGCTGGCGTAGTCAAGCAATCCTTGTTCAAGATATGTGCCACGCTTCATTGCTTGATTCTGTTCACGCACCTGTGGTGGTTGCAGTTTCTCAATCGCTAGGTCAACAATGTTTTTGTATGGGTTCACACCCATCACTGCTGACACTTCTGATGCACCAACGATGGTTTTTCCATCGTGCTTGTGGCGTGTCTCTAGCCATTCAAGGCTTCCGTGTTCTGGTTTTGGTATTGCTTTCATGCAGTGATACTGACAGAAGGGTGCGTCAGTGTTCTGAATACTGTTGGTGATAAATGACAATGCCTGTGTGCGTTCTCATTTCAAGACGCACACAGGCAGTATCTTTGTCATCGCTTGGGGGAAACGGCAACGGCAGCCAATCAACATCAGCCACTGTTCATTGTATCGGTGGCTGTTTTAGTAACTGTCAACGGAAAGAAGAACAATGAACAACAACATCAGTGCCGATAACTATTTCTGCATCATTCCTGAATGGGTCTTGTATTCAAGCATCAGCAGTAATGCAGTGCGCTTGTACGGAACACTGCAACGCTACGCAGACAAAGATTCAGGACAGTGCCACCCATCGCGAAAGACCCTTGCAGACAGATGTGGATTGTCATTGTCATCACTTGATAGGGCTTTGATTGAACTGGTTGAACTTGGCGCAGTGCGGAAGCAGCAGCGCGTGAGTGACAAGGGTGATTGGACTTCCAACATCTACACAGTGATAACGAATGCAGGGGTATCTTCACAGGTGACTACACCTATCGTCACAGATGAAGAGACAGGTATCTTCACAGGTGAAGAACAAACCATAGTCAGTGTGAAACAAAGTCAAGAACGCACTGCTGCGCAGTCAATCGCAGAAAACTGGTGGAACGCATACAAGACGCGCACAGGTGGAAAGACCCCAACAGGAAAGGGTGCATGGCACGCGCTGATTGCTGTTGCTGATGGTGCGTTGAAATCTGGTTGGACAGAACAACAGGTCACTGAAGCGTTGATGCAGTGCAGTGTGCCTAGTGCAGTGATGCTTGACATTCAGTTGAACAAACTGATTGCGACACCCACAGCCACGATGCGTTCAGAGCCTGTTCAGAAGCGCAGATTGCCACGAATCGCAGGTGATGCTGGTTGTGTGCAGTGTGAAGGTTCTGGTGTATTCAGCGTGTTCAGCGATGCAGACCAGCAGTGGCAGTCAAAGAAGTGTGGGTGCTACACAGAATCGTTCCTGTGAAAAGCAAAAGCCCCACCCATAACAGGTGGGGCTGATGCGTTGTGGTTGTCACTGGTTCTTTGTGCGTGCAACCAATGCTTTGAACTCACGCGCAAACTTTTCTGCTTCTGCGTCATATGGCTGAAAGTCATGCACCACTGATTCAGCGCAAAGGTTGAAGTGATTGCGCCCACCAATCTTGCGCATGACCACTGTTCCACCATTCAGGTAGAACCAGCCATCAACAGTTCTGAATGAGTAGTCGGGCTGAATGTAGGTCAGCGTTCCGCGCTGCTCTCCGTATGGTGTGATTGATGTGATGTTGTTGTTCATTGTTCTGGTTTCCTTTGTAGTTGTTTGAAGTGTCAGATGATTTTTTCAATCTTTTTCGCTCCACCTGCGTAGCCAATGTAAAAATTGTCTGCTGTGAAGAAAAGATAAGTAATGATGCCTTTGTGCCTGTGTTGAATATCTATGCGACCAACCACAAGTTGCATTCCTTCTCTGTTGATGAGCGTGTCACCAATTTCAATTTGTTTGGCTGTCACTTTTTTGGTTTCCATACAGACATTATAAGCACACCTAATCAGAGAACACAACTACCTTCTGCAAACCCTTATCAGGTAAGGCTTTCAGGGCAGGTGACAGGGAACCCACACAGCCAGTGCCTAGGGTGGTTGCACCTTGTCCCCGACATAACCACCACAGGTGGTCATAACAAACCTGCCAAGCGCACCAGACACCATCAGCACACGCTGTAAGGCTCTGAGAGACACGCAAACGCCAGTTGGGTCTAGAGACAGCCAGACACCCTGAAACACCCATACAGCGTGGCAGTGAAAGCAACACATGAAACACCCCATCTTGCGCATCATCATCATTGGCGTTCTTCTGAATCTGGTTCTAATGGTCTGGTCAAACAGCGATGCAGACGCAGCCCCAATCAAAGGGTTGCCCTGTCCTGAATGGCACGATGCGATGCGCAAGGCTGGTCTGCCAGTGCGATTCTTTGCACCTGTGATGTGGCGCGAATCGCGATGCCAACAAGGTGCAGTGGGTTGGAACTACAAGCAGGGCAAATCACACAAGAACTGCAAGTCATCACCAGCGCGTACCTATCGCAGATGCAGTGCAGTCAGGTCTTATGACCTTGGGTTACTTCAGGTCAATAGCAGTTGGAAATCTCTTACGAAGCGTGTGTGCAAGTCATCAGATGTGCTGATACTTCTGAAGCCTGAATGCAATCTTGCAGTGGCTGCTGTGTTGTGGGCAGATGGTGATGGCAGTTCTCACTGGCGTGCAACAAGCAACGCTAGTATTCATAACAACTAACCCTTCTAGGACAGGACAGCAAACCATGCCAATGAAACATGAAGTATCACCAGAACAACTCAAGCAAAGCGCAACAGTACTTTTGACAGCACGCATGACAGCAGGCATCAGCCAGCGTGAACTGTCAAAGCGCATCAGCGTCACGCAGCCTTTGATTAGTTCATGGGAGAAAGGCAAGTCATTGCCAAGTATCAACTATCTAGTTGCGATTGAATCGGCTCTTGAATCAGTCAAGGGTTCAATCATCATGGCTGTTGCCTATGGGGATACACCAACAGAAAGTTGACGCATGGCAGAAGTAAGTGTTGAAGATGTTTGGAAGCGTGAACGCGTTGCACGATTATCAACAACACCTATTCTGCGTGTAGTGAATGACCTGCCTGTGCGCGATGCAGCAGACCTACTTGGCGTGAATGTTGGAACGCTCATGAAATGGCGTGCATCAGATGGTGAAGCCACGATTCACTATGCACGCGCTGACAGAATTGCCATCAGACTTGGTTGCCACCCATCAGCGATGTGGGGCAGGGAATGGTGGTCACTCTGAAAAGGTTTCCACCTGCGCAGTTGTTTGTTGGTTTCTTACCTGCGCAGGTGGATTTTTCTTAGAAGGTGGGCAGGGCTGATGGACAGCAACCAGCCCCACCCATGACCATCAGACAGGCTTAGGAAGTGAACGCCACGCTGCTTCAAACTTGGCAGCATCGTCAGCCATCTCTGGTGAAAGTTCAATGTGTAACCACTTGCCACCTTGCGACCCTGCGTTGTCTTTGGAATCGTAAATCTTCACACCCTTGACACCTTCACCACGACTGCAACGGTAGCCACGACCCCAACCAAGCACCTTGTCTTTTACATTTGTGTCATACGCATAGTCATGGATTTCTTCAATACCAAGTTCTGCTGTGTACTTGATAAACCAATCCCATGCTTGCACTGCGTCAGCGCGATTCTTGTATCCCAAATCGCACGCTCTGCCAGTTGCGTGAACGCTCAACCATTTTGGGTCACCCTTCACTGCTTTTGGATTGTTCATCATGCGATTAGCAAACGACCCCATATTGGTGAAGCCCCATCTGCGCTGGCATAAGTCCATCAGTTTGACTAATCCTTCACGCGCAGCATTGGTCTTTGAAACGCCATCACTGCTACCTGTGTACTTGCGTGGCATCAGGCTTGGTCATTCTTTGCTGGTGGTGTAACACCTGTGAATGCTTCATTGATTTCTGCTGTGGTCAAATTGCCATCAACAGATGCGCGTGCAAGACGCTCAATGACAGTCACGCAAGCACTGATGCCTGCAAGCATTGCTGACTTTGCAACAGGAATGCCACCAATGATTGATGCACCACCAATGATTGCCATTGCGTTTACTACGAATGTGCTGATGATTCTTTGCACAATGCTGATTGCTGTATTCATTCTTCTTCTCCCGATAATGCCAGCGCAACAAGATTGAGAACCAACGCTGTTGCGCTAATCCACAGACCCATTGTGCGTGTCTTTCCTGAAAGCGTGATAAGCACAAGAGCAGTGCCAGCCAGTGTCCACACCAACCCTGCAAACTCACCTGCAAAACGCTTCATAGATTCTTAGTCTCTCTCATGTTGTGTGAATCCTTGAATCAATTTCTTCTACCAGATGACACAGGAACAGCAGACAACAACGCACCAGCAGCAATCACAAGTCTGCGTGTGCTGATAGGAACTGAAGAGCCAACAGGAACATACGAATCAACAGCACCATCAAAGACATTCACTGCTGTTTCAAATGCTGTGCGGATTTCTTCTGGTGCGTTCTGCACTGCTTCTACCAGTGCGTAAATCTTGGTGGGGTCAAGTGTGTCTAGGTCAATGCTTGCAAAGATTTCTTCTGCTTGGTCAGGTGTGATTACTTCTAGTAGTTCACTGTTGGTTGCTAGTTGGGTTGCTAGTTCTGTGGACAATGGTTCTTCAAGAATGCTGGCGACCTGTGCAACAACTTCTTCTGGCGTTGACAAGTCAAGGTTGTCAAGCAGTTCTATGATTTGTTCTTCTGATACAGATGGGGGTTCCAATGTGGGTTCTTGAATTGGCAGCGTTGTTGTTGGCATCGGCAGTGTTACTGCTGGCGCATCGGTTGATGAAGGTGCAGGAACAGTTGCGACAGGAACAGATGAACCAAGCGTGGTCACAGGCTGTGTGGGTTGCGGAACCACAGCAGGAACAGTTGTCGCAGTGGTATCAGTGGTCACAGGAACCTGAACAGGAACAGAAGTCTGTACCACCGTTGGTGGTAAAGATTCCTGACGATTGGTTGTAGGCACTGATGCTGTCGTTGTTGGGCTTTGTGTTGTTGTGGTTGCTGGCTGTGATGTGGTTGTTGTGGTTTCTGTTTGACGAATAGTGAACGCTGAATCAGGGACAATCTCCCAATCACCATCATCAATCTTCCATGCCAGCATGAAACAAGTTCCACCACCATTTTCATAGAACCAACCATCAAGAAACAGTGGTTGACCTGAAGCCAGTGTCAATGGTTCAGATTCAATTGCGCTACAACTTTTGTCTGACCAGTCACCCCATTCATAGCCACCAATTTTCATTGTGCCACCATCATCAGCAGCCACCCAAAACTGAATTGTGTTGTGCGCTGGCAGTGTGATGAAGCCTTGATAATGCACCATGAACAAGTCATCAGGGCATGGGGTGAATGGTTCACCATCAAAACTTCTGTTGATGTTGTTTTCTATTTCACTGCCACAGATGGTGTGTTGTGTCAGGTCTTTGCTTGGTGGTGCATCAGTGATGATGTAATAAGTTGCGCTTATTCCACCAGTGTTTTCTGCGTGGGCATTCCCATCTGCAAACAATAAGCAGATGAACGCCACTGCTGTTGCTAGGCGTATCAGTCTTTGTGTGCGTGCCATTCAATGTGATTGCCTAATCTGCTGTCAATAGTTTCTATCTGGTCTGCGATGCGGTCAAGTTTGTCTGCGTTGCTTGCGTGGTCTTTGTTGTTCTGTCTGCGTGTCACTTCAATCAGTGTCACTATCAGTGTTACTGATGCACCAATCAGAGCCACGATGATTTCAGTTTCCATCTGGTGTCACAATCGGCAGGTCATGTTCTGCTGGTGTCCACAGTTGTGCTGTGTTCCCTGCTTCCACCCATGACAGATAGTTCTGATAGTCAATGTTGTTTGGGTCTAACGGTATGAATGAGAACAGCCCATCGTGTTTCCACACGATAGAGATTGGTTCATTGCTCAATGCGTCATGGCTGATGTAATAGTTCAAAACAGTTCCGCGCTCATGTCCAATGCAAATGTGAAACCTGCACCCTGATAGAAAACAGCAGCAGACCTTGCAGTCCAACCTGATGAATTGATGTCAAACTCACAGGTGCTGTTGCCTAGGTTGTATGTACCAGTGATGGCAACATTGCCAACTAAACCTGTGACACCATCCCAAAACCCCATTGTGCCACCATTGCCTGTGATAGTTGGTGTTGTTCGCATAGTGATTCCATAGTGCAATGCCATTCTGGTGAAACCAGTGGAAACCACACCACGCAATGCAGGCTGTGTGTGGCGTTGGAAATAGCGCGCACATTTAGCAAACAACACTTGCACATCTTCAATTTCAAATGGTGTGCAAACAGCGTTTGGTTCTAACTGCACACCAGTTATCTCAAAGAAGTTATTGACTGCAACACCAACATTGGTTTGACCTGTTGCGCGTTTGTTGTTTGTCACTGATGCCCATGATGTTTGCAATGCTGCACTGTTGTAACCAGAACCAGCACCAAGCCACAGAAACAATGACATTGACATTCCACTATCGTTGTCCAATGCACCTGTTGAATCAGCAGGAAAAATCAAGCGCACCTTCTGCCAAGTATTAGAAGCACTTATTATGTATGACGCAGACACAGTGCGCTGATTGTCATGGTCATACAGTTCAGCAATGTATGTACCAACAGCATTGCTACGCACCCAAAATGACAACGCAAAAAACTTTGCTGATGCGTTACCTTTGGCAAACTGTTGAACATTGATGCCTTCAAAGTTTTGCAACAAAGCGTTGTATGCACCAGCAGCAAGACCACCAGTGGCTGTTGTGCAAGTCAATTTCAATGTGTTGCGCAGACCATCAGCAACAGGTGCATCAGATGCGCTGATACCTTGAACTGTTTGTGTCCATGTGCCAGCAGTGTTGATTGTCTGCATCCACCTATCTGCTGTGTAATAGTTCGCACCAGTTGTAATACCAGCAACTGTTGTGTTGCGTTGTGCAACATTCATTCCACCATTGATGACGCAGTTGCGACCAGCACGCAACAGATATGTGTTGGTGTTCTGCGCTGTCAGAACTTCATTGATTTGAAAGCCACTACTAGTTGGCATCTTCAATCGCCTGAATAGGTATCTGGTTCTGCTGGTACAGAAGTTTCTTCAGAGATAACAACAAGACCTTCTTGGCTAATAACAATTGACAAGTATTCTGCATACTCTTCATCATTTGCCAAGCGTGTGATATCGCCATCAACAACATAGTTGCGTGGTGGAAGTTCAGGTTTCATATCAAACACTCCTAAAATAAAAACGGATTGTTCCATTGGAACTAGCAACAGCGTTGCCTAGATAAGTGTAAAGCATCACCTGTGTCGGGCTTTGAACACCAGACCAGTTGCCAAGAACAACACTGTTGATGTACACAATGTCATTGACACCACCAAACGGAACAACAGAAACAATGTCAGAAAACAATTTGCCAGCAGGGATTGTAAAACGAATCCAATTACCAGCAGTGGACATGGCAACAGAAACATCTGTAAATGTGACACCTGTGTAGCCATTCAAAGAACCTGTGTTGACAGCACCAACCCATGCAGCCCCATCGTAAAGGGTCAGTGTGTTGCTATCAGACAAGTACGCAATCATTCCTTCAGATGGTGAAGTGATAGCAGTGTTTCGTGCAGACGCAGAAGCAAACACCATCACAGTTTGATTCATCAAAAATGTATTCACATCACTGGCTGTCAGCACAGTTCCTGTTACAAAAGTTTTCCTAGGCATAAGTCTTTCTTTTCATTTCGTCACCAGCCAAGTTTGTTTTGGTCAAGTATTCCTGCGCCAGCATCATCAAGAATCAAGAATGGTGTCAACCCAATATCAGACACATAGTAAGTGAAGCGTGATTCATTAGGTGTGGCAGTAAAAGTAGAACCAGTAATCACACATCTGAACAGTTGCCCACGGAAAGCCACATAGGTTGTGTATCCAATGATGTCCCACCAGCCATACCCTAGGTCTAGGTTCCACTGGTTCTGTGCTTCTGATTTGCAACTGATTTCAGAAATACCGAACCCATTGTCACCGTAGATACCAAGCAGATAGTTGGCTAGGTCTGTTGCCTGTGATGCGCTTGCGCTGAATGTTGTTTGACGCAAGGTTCTGAATGGTGCAGTGCCAGTGGTAACAACAACATCACCATATGATTCTGTGTTCAATTCAATTTCTGTGAAATAATCAGATGACTTTGAATCAAAGATGATTGAATCATAAGTCTGATAAGAAAAGTTGTTCACTGAATCGCTGAACTGCGCAGGCAAATTGCCAGCAAAGTCACGCCCATTCACACCAACAATGTTTGAATCAGAACCATCTTTGATTGTTGAACCAGTAGTGGCACAAGCAGTGTTCAGCCAGTTAGCAAGAGAATCCGACACGGATGATGCGCTCAACAATGGTGCAGTGGCTGCTGTGTAGGTAGTTCCATAGTTGAGATTGGTTCCTGCAAGAACATTGCTCAACTGTGTCAGCAGGTCACTAGCACCAACAAACAAGTTGTTGCCCTGCAATCTGCCCCACTGCGCCAACGCACCTTCACATTCAATGTCAACATGGTCAGCCACACCAACACCAGTTGTGGTGTTGTAGGGAATCTCATATTCAACAGACACATTCCTGATGCGACCAGTCCACATGATGTATGCACTGCCAGTGCGCTTCACACGCATTGGTGTATCAACACGCAATGCAAGGTTTGGTGCGCTAAACCCTGATGGATAACGCGCACTGATAGTCATGCGTGATGGTTCAAAAGTGTCTTGCAAACTTTGCCTACCGATAGTGGCAGAAACCTGTTGCACATTATCTAATGCGACCCAATCAGTAGTTGGTATCGCTGACACAGAAAGATTCTGTGTGCCAGTCCAATACGCACCAGATGTGTTGCCATCAAAATAAGAACCCAAAGTGGATGATTCTTCAAGCAAGAAAGCATCAGCAACAGTTGTATTGCCAATTGCACCATTTGATGCCTGCAACAACAAAACAAAGTTTGCATAGTATGCATTTGCGTCTGCCACAAAAGAACGGTCAATACGCACATACGCACCGCCAGCAACCAAAGTGCCTGTTGTTCCGTATCCATTCAGGTAGATGCCAGCAGAATTGTACAACTGAACATTCATCTGCACACTTCGTGTCACACCAACAGTGTTCTTGAAATACGCAGAAGCACGATATGTCTTGCCTGCTTCAACCCTTATCTGTGCTAGTGGTGTAGTAAATCGTGCGCTTCCTGAATTGCTAGTTGCTACAAGTTGCAACGCATAAGTACCAGAGAACGCACCAGTATCAATCACACTTGCAGTGCAATCAACTGTTGTTGTGCCAGCAAATGTGTTGCTTTCAAATGATGGGTTGACAACAAGGTTGACCCTTTGTTTCTGGTACTCAACAACAAACTGCTGTGGCATCAGCCAGCCACCCTGACAGGCAACGCACCATTCTGACGCTGGTATCGGCGCAACGCATCAACAACTGCATTGGGGTCTGCACTAGTGACAGTCACATTGATAGTGGTTCCACCCATGCCACCCATCTTTGACAACGGTATGACTGCTTCTGGTTCACCACCTTCAGCGATAAGAGCAAATGTGGGTTTCATAGCAATGCCACCTTCAGCAAGCGTGGCAAGACCACCAACACTGATACCTGAGAAGTCAATACCAGAGAAGTCAACACCAGAGAAACTAGGCATAGAACCACCAGCACTGGCTGCACCACCACTGCTACCAGTAGGCGTAGGGATAGTGACAGTGACAGGTGTATTCAATTCCTTCAACAACCTGTTTGCTGCTGCCATCTGTGATTTAGTCAAACCACCCTTTGCCTTGCGCAACAAGATTTCAGCCTTGGCAAGATTCCTAGTTGTTTCAATCTCGCGTTCTTTAGCGTCACGCACCTTGTCAATTGCTTCAACCTGTGCATCTTGTGCTTCAATCAACTGTTGCAATGCGGTCTTGTAAGTATCGCTGGTTGTAGAAGCACCATTGATTGTTTCATTCAATGTTGTCTGCGCTTTTGTCACAGCATCAGTTGTGGTTGTCACCTCGCGTTGTGCGTCTGCCTGCGCCATGCGTGCTTCTTCCAAAGCAATTTCTGCTTCAGTAATCTCACGCGGATTGCCACGCATACGCGCTTTGGCAAGTTCTGTTTCAGCATCAGACACTGCATAGTTGGCTTTGGTCAAATCAAAACCAGCCTGCTTTGCATCACGATTGGCTTGGTTCAACTCTTCTTGCGCTGCTGATGCTTCAGCAGACCCTGCACCATAACCAGATGCAATCTTGTTCAACTTGGCTTGTGCAGTTGCAACATTGTCTGTGGCTGTCTGCAAAGTCTTTTGCGCTGCTGCTGTGTTCTTTAGTGCTTCACGCAGATTCTTCTGGTCAGACACAACAGCCTTGGCAGAATCAGCAAACTTCTTGAACTTCTGCGCAACAGTTTCAACAGCACCACCAAGACCACCAGCACCGCCACCATTCTCTGCACCAGTGGCTGCCTTCGCTGCTGCCTTTTGTGCTTCTTCAAACTTTCGGAAATCAGCAGCAGAAGCCGCAGCCGCTTTGCCCACACCACCAACCTTTGCACCAGTGATATCAAGCGCAAGATTCACCTGTTTGATTTCATCAATCTTGCTTGTGAACGGAATTGCATTCCATGCCTTGATGATGATATTCACCATGCCAATGAACCTATTGATGAAAAACTCTGCAATGCCCAACGCAATGTTGATTTGTATTTGCAGATAGGAAACTATGAAATCCCAAACCTTCTTGAATCCTTCGCGCACAACTTTGAACTTCACAGCCAGCGCAACCATTGCAACACCAAAAGCAATCACGGCAGCAACCACAATGCCAATCGGATTGGAAAACAACGCCACATTGAAAGCCACCTGCGCAACAGTGGCAGCAAGCATCACCAGACGCAACGCAACCATTGCTGCTGTCACAGCCAAGACAATGTTGCCAAACGCACCCATATTTGCTGTGGCTTTGAAGAAGTTATCAGCCAAGAACTTGACACCTGCACCAAGCCCCTGTTGACCAACAATGTCAGCAAACTCAGAAACCACAGGAACAACATTGTCAATCACATATTGCGCAAACTTCTCAACATAGGGAATGAGAACAGTTCCCAAATCTTCAGCAGCGTTGCCAATAGCAACACGCATACGGTCAAACGCAGTTGCGCTAGCAGCAGCAGTGCCACCAACCTGTGATTCAACTTCAGCCAGAATCAACTTCTGTGCTTCAAGGGTCTTGCCTGTTTGAACCAGTGTCTTGATTTGTTGTCTTTGTTGCTGACTGAAGTTCACACCAGCACGCGCCAGCGCAGTCACACCCTTCACAGGGTCAGACAAAGCCTTGCCAAGCATCTTTGCAGCAGCATCAGTAGAACCAAAGACATTGCCCAAATCCAACATTGCCATTGAAGCCCTGTTGAAAATGTCGTTGCCTTCGCCCATTTCATTTCGTACTTGTTTGAAAGTCAGCAACAAGTTCATACTGGTTTGGATTGCTTCATCATCAAGACCAGTTTTCATTGACATTGTTTCTGCCAAATTGCTGACTTCCTTAGCAGTCAAACCAGCAGCACCACCAGTAGCAGTGATGATTGCTTCAGTCTGCTTCATCACCTTCTGTGATTCGTAAGCAGCCTTGACCATTGTTCCACCAACAACGCCAGCAACACCAGCAGCAATAGCACCATATTTGGCAAAGGTTGCGCCTAGAGAACTGACACCCTTGTTGAGTGTGCCAAGACCGAATTGGGTTTTCTGTCCTGCGCCATCAAGTTTCTTGAAATCTGCAATTGCTTTGGTGACACCTTTGGCATCAAAGGTACTGATGATGGGTACTACAACAGCCATGACTACAAAGCCTTTCCAAATCTGCCCAATGCGTTGCGCACCTGAGAAGCAGCCTGTATTGATTGCTTGTTGCGCTTCTCTGTATCCCTAGCAATCTGCACAGTGAAACGCTTGCCAATGTCATCAATGATGCGCATGACTTTGTTTTCTACTAGTGGATAATGTTTGGCAGTTGATTTCCACATCACGCGTGAAGGCTTGCCAGTGGCATTCAAGTTCTTCACAAACTGTGCGCCAACTTGACCAGACCCACGCTGATTCTTTGCCAAGTCCCAAATGGAACCAGCAGCATCAGATTGTTTGATGCGCAGAATGGGATATGAATTGGTGCGTCTTACCTTGCGACCACCAACCTGCACAGTGACACCACGCTTCACCTTCTTGCTGTCCCATTTAGGGAAGTCAGCACCAGCAGTGTTGTTCATCTTGCGACCACGCTTAGTGCGACCATACTTAGTCCAATTGATGTTGCCAGTTGATGACTTCCAAGGCTTGTCAGGGAAATCATTTGCAACAGCCAAGCGCAAATCATTCGTGTTGTTTTTCAAATCAGCAACAATGATTTTGTATGTCTCAGGCTCTAACTGACGCAAGGCTTGCAACACTGGTGCGACACCATGCACCATGTTGTTTGTTACTTGCGCCATGTCAATACCTTACTGTTGTTGCGTACTCTTTCTACGCCAGATGATGTAGTCATGCATGGCGTGAATGTCGCGTTCATCTTCATTGATAAGCACAGATGGTGCAATGCCAGATTCAACACACACAGTGATGAACCTTCCATATGTGCTTTCTAATCCAAAGGGACTTGCTTTGTCACAACTTCTTCTGGTGCATCAGGAACTTCATCAGCAATCACATCAATTGTTTCAACAGTTTCAAGCCAGATATCAAACTGTTCTTGAATGTTCTTGACCCTGATTTGGGTTTTCCATGCAAGCCACGCAATGTCGGTCAAGCGCAGTTCTGTTTCAAACTTTGTGACGCTGCGATTCCATGTGCGTTCAAAGGCTACGAAATCAGCAAAGATTGCTGTGCAGTCTTTTGTTGAACCATCGTTGAAGATGATTCGCATTTCCATTTTCATTTTGTTGCTGTCCTTATTTCCTTAGGTTGTTGTCTTGACCAGTGTGCCACCAGTGAAAGAAAGTGATGTCATCACCAACTCTCCCACGCCACCAGCCACTGGTGTGTGAGAAGCCAAGAAGGTTCCACTCAATGTGTATAGAGGGTTTGTTGTTGATGTTGATGCGCTGGTTGCTTTGACGGTCACAGTAGTGGTTGTTCCTACCAATGGATAAATCAACGCTTCCACGCTGGTTGTTGGTGAACCAGCAGGAATGGTCACAGCGAAATCTTGCATAAGCGCAACTTCAAGTGAATTGTTTTGCAAACCACCAGCAAACTTGCGCGCACCAGAACCATCAAAAGAAGTCACTTCAATTGAATCAATCTCATAGTTCAGCGTGACACTGTTTGCTTTGCTTTGTACAGCAGTGCCATTGATTGTGATGACTGCATCAGTCAGTGCAAGAACAGCCATGATTATGCAACAGCCTTTGTGATAGTTCCACCAGTGAATGTCAATGTGGTCATGGCAAGTTCACCAACGCCACCAGCCACAGGTGTATGACTAGCAAGAAAAGCACCAGTGATTGTGTAAGAAGGATTTGTTGCGCCAACAGCACCTGATGTCGGCTTGATGACCAGTGTGGTTGTCGTGCCTACAAGCGGATAGATAGTGGCTTCTGTTTGCGATGCTGCATAGTCCTGCATCAAAGCAACTTCAATGCTGTTGTTCTGCAAACCACCAATGAAGTTGTGGTTAGAACCAAACGCTGTGACTTCAACAGAATCAACTTCATAGTTGACGGTCACGCTGTTTGATTTGCTGCTTAGTGCAACGCTGTTGATTGTGATACTGGCATCAGTTAGGGCAAGAACAGCCATGACTAGTCACCTTCCGTAGTTGTGGTTTTTTGTGTCTTTGATGAAACAACTTCAAGATGTCCACCTTCAAGCAACGCTTGCAAGTTTAGTCCTTCAAGTTCTGCTTCAGTAACAGTTGCACCCTGTTTGCCAAGTGTGCAGTTGTCGCTGATTACTTTGAATGATTGCATTGTGATTCCTTTATGCGTAGATAGTTACTGAGAATGAAACTTGCAGATATTCTGCATCATCTTGTTCTAGTGCGCTGATGTTTGCAGACGATGCAACAACAAGATTTTGACAAGCACCACCCAATGTCAGGTCACCTTCAAGAGCAGCACGAATAGAAGAAGCACCAGTGGGTGACAAGAAGCCATCAAGGTTTGTCACTGCAACACGGTCAACCCATCTGCCAACAACCACATACACAGTCCAATCAAACTGTGTCATTGCGCTACCCATGCCCATAGTCTGATGATAAGAAACAGTGTTCAACACAGGATATGCGAATGGTGGGTTCAACTGTTCAGGCTGATACGAATACGCACGCACACCACTGATTGTGGCAAGCCTTGTCTGAAGCCCTGTTGCGATATCAGATACAGATGACATCAGACAGTGCCAGCACCAGCAGTAGGAAGAACAAACTGTTGCAACAAGTCACGCACATCAGGGTCAACAGCGCGCACCTGAATTGCCATATCAGCAAAACCAACTACGCCTAGTGCAGCGTTCAAGCGCGCAAACTGGCGCATTGATAAAAGAATGCAAGCCTGCTCAACATCAGAAGGTATTGCGTTCCAACCCCACTGCGCTGTGACCTGCACCAGTGGCTTGTCATTAGCAAATGGGAATGAATACCCATTGATACACACAATGCGTCTGTATGGCTTTCCTGTGATGGCTGTGTTCAAGGGTTCAAGTTGGTACTGCTGTCCCTGTGTCCATGTGGTTGCATAGGAACCATCACCAAGACTGTCAATCTTCACTGTGACACTGCTGTTGGCAATGTCGTTCAGTACGCCACATTCATAAATGCTGGCAGGGTAAACCTGAACGGCTGTCTGGTTGGTCTTGTAGAACCACCTGTTGCAGTATCCATCAATTCTGCGTGAAGCAGATTGAATAGCGGATTCAAGCAAAGTGTCATCAGCATTGTCTGTCAGACGCAGTGCAGCCTTGACTTGTGCAAGCGTGCAGTATCCATTCACGATAGGCATTGCTAGTCGGCTGCACGCTTTCTGGTAGCAGGCTTTGCTGCACGCTCAACCAAAGGTTCAGCAGTTGCAGTCTCAATAGGTGCGCTGGTCTTTGTGTATCCAGCATCACGCAAAGCAATATCAACTTGCTTCACACGGTCAAGAAGATTCCTGCGCACATATCCTTCACGCTCAATAAGCAGTGATTCAATCAAATGTGTGTTCATGTTTTCTTTCAAAGGTGATGGTGCTGGCTGTCGTGTCTCTACTCACAGCCAGCACCATCAAACTATTGAACCTTCAGTGATTAGAAGGTTGGGGTCACCAGACCTGTGCCAGTGATTTTTGCCCATGCGTTTGCATAGCGGTTTGCTGTGTATGCGCTGTAACCATAGACAACTGCAAGCACATCAAGTTGTGCTGCTTTTGGCTGGTCAAAACGCAGGTACATTGGCGCACCATCTGATTCTTCCCACAGGTGCAACTCATTCAAGTCACCAATGTAGATTGCGTCTTGGTTGGTTCCTGCACCTTGGTTGGTTGCAACATTGGCATCTGTAACCACAGGAAGTCCTGCGATTGCGTAACCACTGTTTGCGTAGCGAACCACGCCACCATCACCAACAGCAAGTGCGTTCATTGGTGACTGTGGCACTGGTACTGCCAATGGGCGATTGGTGCTGTCAAGGGCTGCAAGCACATAAGCCAATCGGCGTGGGTGCATGATGATGACATTGGGGTTACCAAAGTATGTGGTTTGAACCTTCTGAATTGCGTCAAGAAGTTTTGGATACAGTTCAGCAACTGTTGGTGATGCGTCTGTGTAGGTCACTGACTGACCAGCAGATGCTTCAATCTCTGCAACAACGGCTGCGTCAAGTGTTGTGTGGTATGAACGAATCAAGTCATTCATCACAAGCGCATCAACACCTGTGCCACGCTCAAGAGCCTGACGGGAAACTGTCTGCTGACCAGCGATGGTGACAACGCTGATGTCCAACTTGGTGTCATCCATGTTGGTTTCAGAAACAGCATCACCTTCTGTTTGTGCTGCTGTGCTTGAACCAGTGGTGACCTTGCTGATGCTGATGGTCAAACCAGCAGCAGGTAACTGATGCTTTGCTGCAACATCTGCAACAGGGCGACCAGCGCGTGCCAATGGTGCAGCAAGTTCAGTCAAGAACTGCGGAACAATCAAGCCAGCAAAGTTTGCTGAAGTCACATCGCGACGCTCAACACGCTCTTCATTCATGTGGCGTGCAAGACGCTCTTTTGCAACATAGTCATTGTTGAACTGTGCTGCGAATGCGTCAGCCAAGAAAGATGCGCTGCGGTTTTCGCGTGTGTAGGTGCGTGGTTCAGACTTGACAACAGCAGGTGAAATCAAGCCAGCCTGCGAACGCATCTCTGTTGCGCTTGCATTGCGTGCTTCAAGTTCCTTGTGCTGTGCAATCTGTGCATCAAGTTCTGATGCGGAACGAAGAGCAACACCAATGGTGTCATTCTCTTCTGTGGTCAGGTCACGCGCTTCTGCTTCTGCTGCATCAACGATGCTTTGTGCAGATGCAAGATGTGCGTCACGCTTTTCAATCAACTTTTCTGAAAGTGCCATTTGGGGCTTCCAATCTTGTAGTGGGTTTGTTGTTGTGGTGAGTGTCGCACTGGCGTGTGGCTAGTTGACGGCTCTTGCCATCGCAAGCGCAATTTGTGCTTTGCGTAGCGATGTTGAAGCAACGGTAGCAATCACTGTTTCATTTGATTGGTTGTTGCGAATCTCTGCACTGGTTTCTTCATACGCAGGATAAGTGACAAGGCTGACATCATGCAGTCTTACTTCTTTCAGTTCACGCACTGACCTGTCGCTATTCCAACCATCTTTGATTGTTTCAAAAGCAAAAGACATCTGCGTGACATCGCCACGCATCAACGCACTGCGCATCTTTACTGCGTCAGGGTTGTTTGGGTCTAGGCGTGCTTCCATGAACAAGCCTTTGTCATCTTCACGCAGTGTCAGTGTTCCTGACTTGGTGCGTGCCAGTGGCACACCTGTGTGGTCAATAAGCAAACGCACATCAGCACCATCATTGATGGTTTTCTTGAATGCACCCCTGCGCACAAACTCTGTCCAAGGCAATGGCTCTGATGGTGAATCAAACACGGCTGCGTATCCACTGACAGTCCAACCATCTTCAGAATCGTCAAGCGCACGCAATTCAAGATTGGTGTATGCAATCTGCTTGCGCTGTTCATTGCTCTTGCTAATCACCCAACGATGTTCGCGCACTGCTGGTGCAGTTCTCTCTTCATCTTCAAGTTCAGCATCAAGACGGTCAATGATTCCTTGTGCGTAGTCCATAGTTCTTTGTGCTTCTTCCTTTGTTGAACCACTGCCCCACAGAAGATGAGCCACCACACCTGCTGTGATTTCACCATCTGCTGCTTCTAAGTCCACCATATGTCGTGCTATCCAAGGTGCAATCTTGCGCCACTTATCAACAGTGACTTCACCTGAAGCCATACTGCGTGCATCTTCAACGGTCTGTGGCTCAAGCCCATCACCAGACAAACCTTCTGCGTGGTATTCCAAACCACGCTTGGCATTGTCACGCATAAATTGTGGTGCTGATAAATCAATGGCGCGTTGTTCTCTTGAATCCATTTCCATTTCAAGTTCAACTGCATCATCAGATTCAAGTTCTGATTCACCAATCTTTTCAGCGATTTCATCAAGAATGCTTTTTACTGCGTCATATGCGCGCTTCAATGCGTCAACTTCCATTGAAGGTTCAGCCTGATTCATTTCATACTGCTCATTCAAATCATCATCAGTTATCAAGTCTGCGTCTGTCAGCAGCGCACGCGTTGCCCAATCACCCATTGGTTCAATCTCTTCAGACAATGAAACAGCAATCATCTGGTCAATAGCGTCTTGCTTTGTTTGATGACAACCAATGGTTTCAGGTGCGCTGTCAGGTGTATCAGCCTTGATGGTTGCCCACCCTGCGCAGTCGGATTGTTGGTCACTGATGTAGTAGGGCATCTTGTCAGTCTCCGTCTGGTGAAAGCACACGCACATCAGTTGTGCCACTGCTTGCGATTCCGTACAACGCTTCACCAACAGGTAAAGTGATTGTGATTGTTTGGTTGCTTGGCAAGTGAAGACCTGTTGATGCAGTCACAGTAGAGCCACCCAAATACACTGAACCTGAACTGGCGTGAACATAGCAATTCCTGTTTTGATTATCTGCTGCAATCAAAACTATTGCTGATGTTCCTACTGAAAATGCTTGTGATTTCATTCATGCACCAAACTATCTACGCCCAATGTGGGCAAATCGCCACCTTCAACACCAGCCATAGGTGCGCCAGCAACACCAAGAATGAACTGGTCACCACCTTCATAGGGTTCACGACCTTCAATGTGGCGTGCTTCATTAGGTGTCAAAGTTCCCGACATAATCATGACTTGTTGTGCGCGTACTCTTGTCAACAGGTCAGCGCGTGCAAACTCATTCACATCAAAGCGCACCTGTTGTGCAGGTGGCATCAATTCAGTTATCAAATCTTCAAGCCTTCTGCACCAAGGCAACAGCGTGTGGCGCAAGAAGTTGATACCTGCTGATTCAACATTCTGATATGTCTGTGTGTCGCCACCAGAACCATTTATCATGTGCAGTGGGATTCTGTATGCGCGTGAAATGTCGCGCACAATTGCTTCACGATAGTTGATGGTGTCCATGTCAGAAGCCGACACAGTGACACTGCGCCACTTCAAACCACCTGTTAGCACTGCTGGTTTGCGGTTTTTGTAGAGCGTGTCAACCCATGTTTGACGCAACACTTCTGCTGCTTCAGGTGACAAGTTGTTGTCAGTCTCTAATACTGAAGATGGTGTTGCACCATCGCCATAGAACTGCGCCAAGAAACGGTCAATGGCGATGTTGGTTCCGATTGCTTGACGCAATGAATCAATGGGTGAAAGACCACGCACCTGATTGGGGAAACGCAACCAATCAACCTGCTTCAACACATCACTGGTGAACTGTTCAGAACTACCGTTGATTGTGTAAATGCGTTCGCCATATGTGATGCTGTTTTCATTCGTGTCAATCTGAATTGAAACCCTGTCAGGGTGAATGTTTCTCAACTCAACGACTGCACCGTTCTTGCGTGGTGCATAAACAAAGCAAGTCCCATGAATGGCAAGCGTTGCAATGAACTGATGCACAAAGTCAAACATTGTTTGCTCTGCGTTGGGCTTGCGCAACACCAAAGGCTTTGGCAGTTTTTCGTATCTGTTGTTGACTTCACGGTACAAGTCCAATGGCATCAGCGCGACAGAATCAGCAAGCAGTGTCACAGCAGCCATGATGGTTGTGCTGGTGAACGCTGTGTTCTGGTCAACAATCTCACCAGCAGAAGAACCATACGCAGGTCTTGCTGTCAATCCTGATGGGTCAATGCTTGGTGGCAATTGGCGTTGTTCAATCTTTCTGAACAGGCTCATGCGTTGGCTTCAATCATCGCAACAACAGCAACACCAGTGACGATGAATCCACTAGGGATATGAATCATAAATACACCTGCGCAAGCAATAACAAGACCAATGGCTTCAGCAATCAACAGTTTCATACCATCACCATACTGACGCAATCATAGGTTGTGGTGTACTAGTGCCACGCCTAGTTGCCCTGTCAATAGCCATCACTAGTGCAATGCACGCGTCAATCTTTCTGCGCGACTTACCTTTGGACAATCGCCAACCCTGTTCAGTCATGCGTTGCGCTGCTGACAACACTTGGTCAGTGAACATAGGTGAACCATCATGAGCAATCTTCTTGGCAACAATCAGTTCATATGTTGTGCCACACGCAGGAATCATGCGCTGTGCTGATTGCGGAAACTCAACCATTGGCAACCCATCGTCATACAAGGCTTCTGCTGAACGCTGAAAGAACGCAGGGTCATAGGCAAACTCTTGAACATTGTATTCATTGTGCAAGAAGCGTAGGTGTTCTTCAATGGCGTGAATATCAATACCGTCAATGTCAGGGTGGAATATCTTTGCCTTCACACCAATCTTTCCGTCATCGTGTGGCTGTGCAATCACAATGCCAATGCTGTCATGCTTCAACGCCATGTCAATGCCAACCCACGCAGGGTCATAGATATTGATTTCACTTGCTGATGGATTGTTGCAGTTCTCCCATGCACCAGCAGGCAACCATGATTCTTGCGCACGCACCCACTGGTTCAGACGGAATCTGCGCATGGCTGATTCAGATGACTGCTGTGCGCTGACACGCATATCTTCCATGTCAAGAAGTCCCAACGCCAGATTAGGGTTGGCAATCTTCCATTGCTTTTCGTCATTCACATTGCAATCAGTTTTGGCTTCCCACCACCACGCACCAAAGTAAGGGTCAACAACTTCACCAGCAGCAACCTGTTTGCCATACTGGTACAACCTGCCACACAATGTTTCTAGGTCATAACCAGCAGTAGTAATTGCCACCACTAATGGGTCAAGACGCGCACCAGAACCCATAGTCAAAGCGTCATACAAATCATCATTGCGTTGTACATGAAGTTCATCAAAGATGACCAGCGATGGGTTCAAACCCTGCGCCAGTTTTCCATCAGCCGACAACACGCGATACACAGCGTTAGTTGCAGGAACTTCTATCGCGTCACGATAGACCTTGCATTCAGGCATCAGCGATGGTGATTGTACAATCTGTTGTTTGGCTTCTTCAAACACGATGCGTGCCTGCTGTCTGTCACCTGCTGCTGAATAAACTTCCGCACCTGCTTCACCAGCAAACAACCCATACAACGCAAGCGCAGAACCCAACAAAGATTTGCCCTGCTTACGCGGTAACCCAACCAGCGCGCGCTTGTATCTCAAACGCCCATTGCTGTTGCGTTCCAACATTGAACGCAGAAGCCACTGTTGCCAATCAGTAAATACCAAAGGCTCATGCGCTTTGACACCCTTAGTCAATCGCAAGAAGTGTTGCGCAAAATCAATGACATCATCACCATCACTAATCTTGCTGATGCTTGGTGTGTAGAACGCAGGTTGCCACAACTGCTTAGGCTTCATTCGCACGCTTCTTTGCAACAGACTTTCTGAACAATTCCATCTGGCTTTCAACCTGCACTGCTTGCAAACCCAATCGTGAACGGTCAACAGGTGTCAGACCCAACGCACAAATCAGCGAGAACCTTTGCTTCTCTAACATTCGCAGCGCAGACCTGTCGTGATAGTCGCCATCAACAATCACTTGCATACGCAACGCAACATATTCTTCAGTCATCTCGCACAACATCTGCACCAGTTCCACATCTGTGTCAGGTCTAACCCACACAGCCGATGAAGCCCACAACGATTGCCACAACTGTTCACCAGCACCACCCTTCACCAGTGGTCTGATTGGCTTAGGCGCGCCAGCCTTCTTGACATCAACAGTCTGTTTCACAACAGCAAGTTCAGTCACGCTTGCCTGACCCAACCTTGCTTTGGCTTCAACAGGTTTCTTGTTCCTGCCACCACTGTTCCTGTTCCCTGTCACTTGGTTTCTCCCTCTGCTGGTTCTCTCTCTTGCGTGGCTGATAAGCCCAACGCTGATTTGCTCTGATTGTACACAGAGAGAAG